CCTCGTCAACAACTTTTTTTGCAATATCTTTGCCAATAAGACCGAAGAACTCGTCCTCGCTAAGGTACTCCCTTGCGGCGACTTCGCGGCCGTTTTTGATGGCCGACATGCCGTAGGTGCCGTCGGAGTTTTTGTTGTAGTCAAGACGATCGATGCGACTACCCGTGCCAAACCGCTCGGCCACACGCGAACCCGTGGGCAGCGCCACGCGGTCGTAGCCGCCGTCAATCGCGTCTTTAATAGCACGGCGTAACGCGAGCTGGTAGTAGTCGTCCTTGTAGGGTGCCTGTGGCACCTGCTTCTTCTTTAACTCCTCCACGACCTTTGCTATGGTCTGTGCCTCGTCACCTTTTGACTTACCCGCCCAGATTTCCTTACCCCGGGCGTCATATACGGCGACCTCCTCCGGCTTGGTGACGTAGAGGCTCTCGACCGTCCAGCCCTTGGTGTCAATCTCATCGCCCCTGTAGCCGCGCTCACGCCCCTTCTGATGCCAGTCGGACTGCAACTCGTCGACCAGCAGCGTCTTCTTGCCGTCGGTCACGCGGTCGCTCATGCGCAGGTGGGCAAGCACGTTGGGGTCCTCCCAGTGCGATTCGCGGAATTGATTTGCGTATGCTTCCTTTTGAAGCCGCGCTTCTTCGCGCGCTAAGTACGCACTGCGCTCAGCACGCAGCTCGGTTCTTTCACTCTGTAGCTTGCCAAATTCTTCACGATTACCCTCGGCCTTTAGCTGCGCCATGCGCGCGTCTAAGTCATCAATCTCAGCTTGCTTGGGAAACTCGGGCGTGCGGTTCTGTGGCTGACGCTTTAGCTGCTCAATCTCGCGCTCGAGTTTCTCGGCCCTTGTTGAAAGCTGCTTAGCGCTGCTGAGATCGCCCATTGCCGCGTAATCTAGCGCCCCTCTTTTGAGCGCTTCAAGGCTCTGCTCCTTGTAGACCATGTCCTCGCGCTTGCCGCTTGGCAGGTTCAGGGTGACTTCGCGGTGGTTCTCGCCACCGGGTAGTGACCACTGCGCCCACTTCAGGTCGTTGGGCAGCAGGGCGTCATCGACGACCAAGTCCTCGATGTACTTCTTAGCTTCTGCCTCGTTTTTAAACGTTATGCCTAACGTATTGTTTTTGGAATTGGTGATGTACGTCTTACCGTACTCGCTTGAAATCGTGTACGGGTTCGGCAAGTTCTCAGTGACTATCTCGCCGTTTTCATTCTTGCCCCACGTCACGTTTTCTTTTTTGTAGGTCCTGTCGCCCAGTTGTAGTTTATTCTTGGCGATGTAGTCCTGCACCTCGGCGGCCGTAGCGTTGGGCTTGTCCTTCAAGAACGTATCGAGCCCCATCCCGCTGACCTCCTCCGCGCGCACGTTCTCGCCCTTTAATATGTCATTTAGCAACGCCTGCCCGCTGCCAGACTGGCGCTGCAGGTTCAATGCCGCCGCCTCGGTCGGCGAGTAGAACCCCTGCGCGTTGGCGGGGGCGAGCACCTTGGGGGTGACATCCTTGATAGATAGACCCGGCTGCGGCATCGCGCCTGACGCGCTGAGTTCGCGCACCATGTCGTCAACCCTTGTTGCGAACGGCGCAATTGCCTTGGCACCAGCACCAACAAGCTTAGTAGCACCCCTGACGATGGGTGTTGCAAAGCCCGCGACGTCAAGCGCGCGCGGGTCGAGCAGCGGCTCGGTGCTATTGGTCAGGTTGCGAAAGTTTTTGCTGATGACGCTACTACGCACAGGGTTGTCCTCGTCTGCTTCGCGTGCGGTGCCCGTGTAGTCCTGCAACGCGGTGCCGGCGCTCTTGAGCGACTCAGCCAGAATCAGATCCGCGAGGAAGTGCTTGACCGGGTGCTTCTCTGCAGTCGGCGCAATCGCCTCGCTCACGAACTTGCCGGCCCTGTCCATGTAGCCGCCTGCCGTGCCGATAAAGTCTTGTATCGCACTGCGCGGTGTCGCCTGCATGACGGGGCTGCTGGGGTTCTGTTGTTGTGCAATCTCAAAGCGCATACGATCAAGCTCTGACTGGCTGACTTCGCCGCCCTCTGCTTTACCGGGCACAGAGTAGTAGCGATCGCCGTACTTGACGATCTTTGAGCCGCGAGACTCTTCTGCCTCAACAGCCTTACTCCAAGTTGGGTGTTCTGCACCCTTGAGCATGACGTAGCTGTCCTCGGGCAAGCCGTGCAGCTTACGCTCGCTTTCTGACGTCGGCGCAACCGAGCCCCAATGACCGTTGTCCCCTTGTCCCATGCCGTAAGCGCGAGCCGTCTGGTAGTCGTAGTCAGACCCCTGTGGGTTAAATACACCACCGCCGTCTGCGTACCTGCGGTTCGGCACAAACGTGCCGGTGCTTGGCGTCATGCTGTTCACGCCCGGCATCGACTTCGTGTAGTACTCGCGCTGCGCCTCAGGTGTGGGGAAGAGCGCCCTGCCCTCGGGTGTGTTGATGAAGTCACCGCCCGCTGCGTTAACCTCATGCGCCCGAGCGTTGATGTTCGCCCAGACTTCCTTCATGTTCTCATAACGATTATCAGATGGCAGCACGCTTTGTTGCGTTGCAGCGGGCAACCCTTGCGCACGCTGCATGACTTGGCGGTCGCGCTCAAGGTTAACGTTCGCGCCCTTGCCGAGCTGCAGCGTGTGCGTGAGCTCATGCGGGATCGTGTTCTTCACGTCCTCGAGTTTCTGCATCACCGCGATGTTCGGCTCCTTGAACTTCACGTAGCCTGCGTCGCTGCCCGCTCCGATGTCAAAGCGAAGTTGCGAATCAAAGTACGGGTTCAACGACTCGAGGTAGCGATTAGCGTCGGGCGTCTTCTTGGCGGCCTGCATCAGGTGATATGCCTGCAAGCTCAGCGGCGTCGCATCCTTGGGTGGGTATGGTGCTTCGTAGCGCGCAGGGTTCTTGCCGATCTCAGCAACGAGCTCGCGCACCGTCGGGATGGCCGGCTTAGGCTGGGGCTTGAGGCTCATGATGTCGTCATCGGCCTTGCCGCCGTCCTTAAACTTGGGCAACTTCAGGTGCTCCATCGCCGAGGTCAAGTCGTCGGCCGGGAAAGCCCCAGTTTTCAAGCCCTTGTGGTAGTCCTCAACGCGACGAATCATCTCGTCGGTGACAAGCTCCGAGATATTCTCGTTGCGTTTGCCCAACGCCTCGTTTGCTAACGCTGCAATCTGCTCATTTGTCTGCGGCCCGTTCTTCCAAGTTGGTGCCAGCGATCTAGCTCGCATCTGTTGTGCAATCGGAGTGAATGCCTCGTTTAGCAGGATGGGTACCGGCGTGTTGGGGATTGAGCCCCCGTAAAGTCCGTCCCATTCGTGCGAGTACGTTCTGTTATTGGAAAGCCGCAACCCCGCGCCGGGTTGCACGTCAATCAGAGTGTGCCCTGCATAGTAAGGTGCCACGCCTAGCAGATTTGGATCGCGAAATGCGGCCAGTGCGTCCAGCGGGTTAATGCCTGTCAGCTCCTGCCACCGCTTGCCGGTCTGCATCTTATCTAAAAATTCTTTGCGGAAATTTGGATTCTCTCTGATGTACTGGTCGACCGCGGGGTCGTCGAAGTTGGGGGCGTCGGCAAACGGCTTCTTACCCTTGACCGTCGTGCTACGCAGGCTGTCGGAAAGGTCTTGGAAGTCTTTTGGCGTTGCGTTCGCGTTGAAGTAACTACGGTACAACTCGGTTACCGGCATTGCAAAGTTGACCGAGGTGTCACCCATCGTGAAGGGTGAGGCAACCACTTCACCGGTGCCGCCTCGGGCTGCGCCCTCACGCGACGCGATATCAAATCGATTCTGCACGCGCTTAGCAATCCCTTCGTTGGATGCGCCCCCAATCCGTTGCTTCATGTGTTCCAAGTCGCGCACATAGGGTTGACCACCGTGGCTGATCACTTCGTCAGGCACCTTCAAGCCCGACACCTCCATGATCTGCTGGTTGCGGTGCATCACGTCCCACGGGTTGACGTTGAGCATCGCGCCCAGCTTGGTCTCAAGGCTGACGGGCTGCACGGGTGCGAGGCCGCCTAGGTCTTTGATTTTAAAATCAGGTACGTGCGATGGTGCCCCGGTCACCACCTTCTTGGCTACTTTGCGCGCGCCACCGCCAGCCATACGAGCGATACCGCCCCCGGCCATGCGCTGCGGCTGGCTCATCAGCGCATACTTGGCAAGATCAAGGTCAAGCATTCGCGCGGCCTGTGGATCAGTGACCGTGTTCTTAATCGCCTCTTCGGCCACTGAGTCAACCATCCCGCCGTCGGCATACTTGAAGTCTTCCTTCTTGCCGTACACGGGGTTCTTCACCAGCACGAGCGGGCCGATCTGCAGCGCCTCGTCGGCGCTCGTGACGGGCTGCATAGTCGCGCGGTCGTAGAAGTACGAGTGCCGCTCGGGATCCATGCCCACCTGACGCCACTCGGGGCTCTTCAGGTACTCCTTTGCACGCTCGATGGCTTCCTGCTCGCTGATCTTGTTCCAGTCGCCCTTGATCGTTGCGATCGTGCCCTTGGGCTTACCGCTCGCGATGGCCAGCGCGGCCTTCTCGGACATGCCGAACTGCGGGTTAAGCACGCTTGCCACGCTCTCGTGCCCGATGCTCTTGCCAGCCCCAAAGCCGGGTTCCTGCTCGTGCACGGTGGGCACCCAGACGCCGTGGTTGCTGTACGACGGGATGTCAAGGCGCAGTCCGACCGGGTGGCCTTGCTCCAGCGTCTGCGATGGCAGGCCGTAGCGCTCGCGCTTATCGGCCGTGAGTGCGCCGGTGGCCTCCTCGCGCGTGGCGGGTGTAGGCACTGTGGCGTAGGGCGTGACGGGCTTGTACTCGTTGACCAGCGCGTCGTACTCGGATGCCGAGAGCTCGCCGCCGATGAGCTTGTTGGCCGCATCTTGCAGCTCAGGCGTGCGCTGAGTCACGTCCTTGTAGTTCATGTCAATGCGGCTGGTGACGGCCTTGGCAGCCTTCTTGACTAGACTGCCGCCGGCCATGTGCACGGCACCGCCCTTGTTGTAGTCATCGACGGGCTTGATCAGGGCGCTCTCAGGTAGCTGGTACTCATGCCACTCGTCAGGCCCAACAACGTGGCGAACCCGGTAGCCGGGCTCCCACGGCGTGTAGACCGTCTTGCCGAACTCGTCCTTTTGAAACATGTAAGGCTTGTCTTCCCGCATGACCGCCCGTCGAAACGGCATCGATGCCAGTATCTCGTGGGGCGCTTGTTCCTTGTCCAGCGTGTGCTGACTGTGCACATACTGTTTGGGCTGATACTTGAACGTCATCGAGTCGGCCAAGTTTTGCTTGTCACGCACGCGCTCGTTAATCCGATCGCCCAGCGAAGTATGAAAGTCCTGCAGGTCTGTCAGCGGCTTGGCCGCGGTAACGGGCGGCTTCATGCCCGCAGAAGCGGCGACACGCCCCAGAAGGTCGGACACCTCAGTCTCAGGCGCTGTGCGGGTTGTGTTGTTGGCCGCGGCCACCATCTCTTGGATCGCATTCAGCGGCGCAGGCTTAGGCAAGATGGCCTTGACCAACTTCTTACCACCACCGCCGCCGGCCATGTGCACGGCACCGCCTTTGTTGTAGTCGCGCATCGCTCGCACCAAGTCCTCATGTGTAGTCTCTGTGTTGCCAATCTTGTCCCAGACCGCGTGGTGGCCGAGGTGCTGGTAGAAGGGGTTGAGGCTTGGGTCAAGCTTAAGACCAAGCGCCTCTTGGCGTGCGCTCAGGCGATCGACGAGCTCGCGCCCACCTGCACCGCCCCCGCGGTTCTGGATTGAGCCCAGCCCGACTGGGGGCGTGGTGCCGTGCAGGTTGAGCTGACGCGCGTCCAGCGTGGGCACGTCGCCCCGGCCGAGCAGCGAGCCAACAAAGCCTGACTTGGCGGCCGCGATGCCGCGCAATTCGTCGGTGTAGTTGCGCCAGTCGCCGAGCGAACCGGTCACGCGGGTATTGAGGTCGGTGGCCATGCCGGGCAGGTTCTGCGCCGCCCACTCCATCTTGGCCACCTGATCGTTCTGCTTGCCAAAGGGCGCGAACGCCGCTTGGATTTCTTTGAGCGCCTTGGAATCGAGCTCGCCGCGCTCGGCCATGTCGAGGTAGCGCTGCCCTAAGGGCGAGCCCAGCCACTCGGCAAAGGCACCCTCGGGGCGCACTTCGCCCCCGGTGTCGGGCAGCTTCAAGCCGCGCTTAGTCGCCGTCGCGTGCGACAGGCCGCCGCGCCCGATCGATGATTGCGTGATGGTGTAGGCCTTGATGAGGTCGCGGGCGTTAAGGTCGCCGGCCTCGGCGCGCTTGAGCTGGTCGGCCATAAAGCCGCCGTAGCCGCCTTGAATGTAGTCGGGTACTTCCTTGAGCTTGAGCTCCTTGTCGACGTCAGCAAGCGCCCGCCACTTCCAGTCTTCCACCTTCGTGGTAATGGGATCGATAAAACCCTTGACTGCTCGTTTAATACGGCTCATGGTTTACCTATGCTGCATAGGGGTTGTCGCGCTTGGGGCGGTCGTCGTCGGCGTAGTATAGGTCAGGGTCGGCGACCGGGTCAATGTTTACGAAGCCCATGTCGCGCAGCACCCTGAGCGCCTGACTGAGCGCGTCGACGTAGTCGTCGTGCTTGCTGTCGGGGAAGCTGCAGACTTGGCTTAGGAACGCGTCGCACCAGTCACGCGCGCAGCCCGGGTTGACCGTCGACTCGGGCAGGTAGACGCGACCGCGTGCGATCAGCGGGCTCACGATGTTTAGCCGCATGGTCTTGTCGGCGTTGCCCGGGTTGTAAGAGCGCACAGGCAGCCCGGCGCGCTGTAAGTCCTGCAGCAGCACGATGCCGGCCGACTTGTCCTCGATCAGGATCAGGTCGACCTTCTTGCCGTTGCCAAATTCGTTCTCGTCGCCGTAGATCTCCTCGCTCTCCGAGATCACCTTGGGGCGCAGCTCGGGGTACTGGATGCGCTCGCTCCAGCAGTCGATCAGCATGACGCTCATGCCCTTGTCCTCGCTCGGCTTAAACACGCCAAGCACCACACACGCCGTGGGATCGGCCGCCGTGCGGGTGCTGGTCGCGCAGTCATATGACTGCACCACGTACTCGAACTGGGGCAGGGGCTTCTCAGCACCCCAGAGCTTGAACCACGCGCGCTTGACGATGCCGGTGTCCTCGCTCGAGAGGATCGAGGCGTGGATCTCTTGATCGCCCAGACGCGTGCCCTCATACTGCAGGATCTGGTCGCGAAAGCTGGGGGCGAGGTTGTCAAGGTTGGCGTAGGTCGACGCGGTGGTCAGGTATACGTCCTCGCCGTCACGGTCGGCCAGCGCGCTGATCAGGTCCTTGGGGCGCGGCGTGGTCGACGCGATGATGGTCGTGCGCTTGCCCAGCCGCACGCCGAACTGAATCTGATCCCACGCGTCGTCAAGGTACTCCCACGCGGCCAGCTCGTCGAGCCACGCGCCGTGAAACTGCGGGCCGCGGAACCGCTCGGGCTCGGATGCGGGTATACCCTTGATTAGGCTACCGTTGGTTAAAACGATCTCAGAGAGGCTCTTGTTGTAGTCGGCAAGCAAGAGCTTAGGCATCACGTTCAGGATGCCGCTATCGCCCTCAAAGCAGGTCGCACGCACGTCACCCGATGTGGGGGCGGATACCAGCCAGCGCGTGTTAGGTTGGGTCCACGCCCACCACCAGACCTGCTCGGCCGCGGTGCGCGTCTTGCCAGCGCCGCGGCCGGCCAGCAGCAGCCAGATCGACCACCAGTCGCCGGCCGGCAGGATCTGATGCGCGTGGGCCTTCTTAAGCCACGCGACGCGGGCCTCAAAGGCCGCGCGGTGTTCGGGTGGGTATGCGGCGTACTCGCGCTGAAACGCAGGATCGAGCAGCCTCTTGGCCAGACTACTTGCCATCTTGGCGCTCGGTCTGCAGGCCGTCGGCCAGCGAGATGAGCGTCTCGGGGGTAAATGCCAACGTGAGCGGGTTCTCGGCCTCGCCGACCAGCACTTGGCGATCGCCGTAGCGCTTGGGGCACCAGCTCTTGAGCAGGCGCAGTCGCAGCTCAACGCGGTTCTTTTGCCACTGGACGAACGCGCTGTCACGCCGACCGCCCCCTTCGCCGGTGATCCGCTCGGGTTCCTCGTCGATGATTCTGATGGTGTCTTCGGCCAAAACGTCGAAGCCTGCATCTCTCGCGCGCGCGTACATTTCTCCGAACTCGGGCAGGTCGGTCACCCAGTGCTGCACGGTAGAGCGCTTTGGCATGTTTGGCGACTGCAAAATACTCACCAGCGTCTCACCCATCGACAAGCGCTCGCAGATGTGCGACGCGAGCTCGTGCGTGTACAGACTCCCCGATCCCTTAGGCCTTCCCATAGCTAACCTCCGATTATTCTCGCGATTTTATACCAGTGTTGTATTTTTGCATTAGGGTTTCCGATAATAAAATAAATGTTTACATTGTCAACAAAGGGGCTCATACTGAACGCAGTACCAGTAAACAACACGACAAACACGGAGCTCCAAATGAACGCAAATATGAAACGCTACGACGACTTACTAGAACAGGCCGCAAAGATCGGCAGCTACGAGAATCGCCGCTCGGTTGAATACATTTTAGGCGAAGCAGCTGAAAACGCAGGCGCGACCGTTAACGTTGAAAAGGCGCTCCCTGTTAGCGATTGGGAATACGTGTTTATCGGTAGCGTTGCAACTCTTCTGTGCACCGGTGAGTACAACAAAACTGTTTGCAAGTGGTTCGCCACACGCGGTATCACGTTTTAAATCACACACGGAAAACACCATGAACACAATTAACGTCGTCAAAGCAGCGCTTGCAGTAACCGCTCAAGCGCACTGGGAAAAGGCCACCGACAAGTGGGTCATCGAGGGCGATTACGGCTACATCAGCAGCTTCGCGTCGTTCAAAAAGGCAATGGCCTTTGCCAAAGAAGAGGCTGCTGTCGCCAACGCGATGGGCCGCCCAACCGACATCCAAGTCAACCTTTAAACACGGAAAACACCATGAAACACTACACAGACTACTTTGACGGCTACTTAGCAGACAGATTTTTTTGTGCTCAAGTTGCTAATAGCTACTACTGGTTTGAGACATACGACGATGTTCTCGCTTTTAAAAAGTCAGATGCTTTTGACCCACGCATGAACATCAGCACACCTGCAAATTCACACAAGTAATCACACACGGAGTCACACCATGAACATCAAAATGTCTGCCCCCACCGCCTTTCGCTCACAGAGCCCACTTGACAACGCAATGATCGCGCGCTACGCGCCCTCTGTCTTCGCTCAGGAAGCCCACGACAGCCGTGGTGAGCGCTACGCCTTCATCCCAACCAGTGACGTGCTCGACGGCCTGCGCGCTGAGGGCTTTGAGCCCTACGAGGTTCGCCAGACTCGCGTGCGCGACCTCAACAAGCGCGAACACACCAAGCACCTACTGCGCCTGCGCCACCCCACGGCGCTCAAGAACGACGAGGGCTGTGGTGAGATCATCCTGCTGAACTCGCACGACGGCACGAGCTCGTTCCAGTTGATGTCGGGGTTCTTTCGCATGGTGTGCGCCAACGGCATCATCGCCGGCGACGTGGCCGCAGACTGCCGCGTGCGTCACACCGGCCGCGTGGTTGACGACGTGGTGGATGCGTCCTACCGCGTGATTGACGAGCTCAACAGTGTGGGCTCGCGCATCAACGACTACAAGGCCGTCGCGATGGACCGCCCCCACCAAGAGCTCTTCGCACGCGCCGCGTTGGCACTGCGCTACGACGACGGTGCCGCGCCCATCACCTCGGAGCGCCTGCTCACCCTGCGCCGCTGGGACGACAACAAGGACAACCTCTGGACGACGTTTAACCGCGTGCAGGAGAACATGATCAAGGGCGGCGTGCAGGGTCGCACAGCTAACGGTCGCAACATGTCAACGCGTGCCGTGGGTGGCGTAACCGAGAACGTCAAGTTGAACAAGGCACTCTGGACGCTGGCCGACGAGTACGCCAAGCTCGCGGCGTAAAAACAACAGGGGCGCAGGCCCCATTTGCATCAAATAACTTTACAATGTAAACTGTAGTCTCAGTACCTCAACACGACAAACACGGAGCCTTAAAAATGAACTTCACCCCCTCAGCAGTCGACCAACTCGGCCTCCTCCTCGCCCAAATCGCCGACCTCACCAAGCAGGCCGACGCCATCAAGAAAGTTGTCAAAGAACGCGGTGCCGACGGCAACCTCGAAGTTGACGCAGACGGCGTCGCGTTCGCAGAAGGCGCATTGTTTCGCGCGACCTACAGCGAATTCAACAGCACCATCTTCGACAAAGAAAAGTTCGTCAAGCAGTTCGGCGAGCCCGAGTACCTGAAGTGGACTAAGCAGTCTGCCTCGTTCCAAGTCCGCGTCAAAGCCCGCAAGTAAACTCACCAGCCCCCTCGGGGGCTCAAGGAACCCAACATGACCTACCAACAACTTCTTGCGTCCTACCCCGACGACCTCGCCAAGCACGCAGTGTGCACAGGCTGGAACGCGGCCAACACCGTCATGATGAACGCGATCATGGACCAGATCACCGTCGCCACCGAGACCGGGAACTACTCGACCGCCTCGACGCTTTTCAAACTGCTTGACAACCTGCAGTCCACGCTCGCCATCAAGCGGGTCTAACCATCGCGCGCAAGAGCTCGACCTGCGTCGTGCTCTTTTCCCCCAGCCGCGCCAACACCACCTCATCTGTCGTACCCGCCACAACGAGGTGGTGGATAAAAACCGGCCTTGTCTGACCCTGACGGTGCAACCTCCCACAAGCCTGAATGTACTGCCCAAGGCTTGCCGGGAGTGTGAACCACACCGCGATACTCCCCCCATGCTGCAGGTTCAAGCCCGCCCCGCACGAGTCAGGGTGCGCCAAGGCGACCTTCTGCAAGCCGGCGTTCCACCTGTCAACGTCCAGCAGCTCCGCACCCGTGGCGGCCTGTATCCGGTCGATCTCGTGCCTGTAGCCGTAGAACACCAGCACCGGGTTGCCGTTGGCACCCTCAATCACGTCCTGCAGGCCTGCAAGCTTCACGTTGGAGAACACGTGCACGGCCTTGTCCTCGTCGTAGATCGCCCCGCCCGAGAGCTGGTGAAGCTTGCCCCAGAGCACCGCGGCGTTAGCCGCCGTGATCGGTTCACCGTTTGAGATGGGCAGGAGCGCATCGCGTCTGAGCTGCTCGTAGACCCTGAGCTCACCGGGCAGCATCTCGACCACCGTGTTGCTGTCAACACGCTCAGGCATGTCCAAGTAATCCTCAGCCCGCATGGCCACCGTGATGTCCTTGACCCTTGCGTGTATCTCCTTTTCTGCGTTAGGCCGGGGTGCGAGGTTCCAGCCCATGTAGTCGCCAACAAAGAACGCGTTGGTGTAGCCCGTGTAGGTCTTGCCCAACCTCTCGCCCCTGTCAGCCAAGTAGCACTGGCTCCAGAGCCCCAGCAAGCCCTCTGAGGCCGGTGTGGCACTCAGGAGTATCACCCGGTCAAACTTAACGCGCCTAAGCGCCTTAAAACGCGCCGTGGACGGGCTCTTGAACCCCTGACTCTCGTCCACCACCAAAACATTGAACGGCCAGCGGTCCTTGAGCTCGTCCACCAGCCACTTCACGTTGTCTCGCCCGATCACCTTGACCGCGCACGGTGTCCTGAGCGCCCTTAGTCGCTGCGCTGGGTTGCCCTTGATCACCAGCATCGGCATCTTGGGTGCCCAAAGATCGCGCTCGGCCTCCCACACGTGCTCAGAAACACGCTTAGGAGCCACGATCAGCACTTGGATAGGCTCACCCCTTGCCTTCATCATCCGAAGCGCCTGCAGGGTCGCTGCGGTCTTGCCCAGCCCCACCTCCGACCAACACATCGCCCCGCGGTGCTCCACCATGTGCTCGGCCATCCTCAACTGATAATCGTGCAGTTTCATCTAAGAATCCTTTAACCTCATCGTGCCCATACAGGACCCGGGCATCAAACCCCAAGTCACCCAAAACCTTCAGCCGGTACTTTTGCAACTCACTAAGTTTTCCTGTGCCTGTCTTCAACTCGATGAACGTCACCCGCCCGCCCGGCATCAAAACCAAGCGATCAGGCCACCCCGCCGAGGCCGGGCTGACGAACTTCACCGCCAGCCCACCAAGCCGCTTTATACCCCCCACTAAACGCTTTTCTACGTCCTTTTCCATGTCACCCATGACACTATGACCAGCTTTGCTAACTCTATATAGGAAGTATGTAGTGTGTTACCACCTACCATCACAGTTACCCTATATAAAATATATATAAATATAGTGACATAGGTGACATGTTCCCTATGATGACACCTAATGTCACTACCCCCCTTTCATGTCACCATATAGTGACATGAAAGCCCTTTTTTGCCTACTTTTTACACCGCATGTCACCATGTCACCCATACGGTGACATACGCCGACAGTTTTTAACCATGTCACCATACCTCGCCCCCAACGTCCACAACCCCCATCGCCTTGCTCAGCGGAACCGCCAGATAACGGCCAGTGGACAGCCGTTTTTTGAGCCCACCGTTCAACTTCAGCACCGCCGCACCCGCCAAACTGGTGTCCCTTTTACTGGGGCTCCTCACGTCCAGCCACCTCAGAATCTCTGAGGCGCTCATCCACTTACACCGCGTTTCGCTGAAATCCGCCCACGCCAAACCGTCCGTTATGAGCTCCACAATCGGGTCTGACTGCTCAAACTGGTTGTTATGCACGCTCACCTCGCCCATCTCCGACTGGCTAAGGTAGTGCACCTCGCCAGCCTTCCAGAGCGCCAGCACCTCGGCCCAGAGCTGCTGCATGTCGATCGAGTGGTCGTGCACGACAGCACTCACCGGGATCACCCAGAAGCGACTGTTGCCCGTGGGGTCCCCCAAGAACGTCTCGTCGTTCACCGAGGCCGCGAACACCGTGCGCCGGGCGTAGCGCGAAGACGCCGCGGCATAGGGCCTGCGTATCTCGTCCACCGTCTGGGTCAGGAACGCCTTGAGCGCCGCGATGTCGCTCTTCTTAAACGTCGCATCTAACTCACCCAGCTCAGCCAGCCAGCCCGAGAGCACGTTCATGAGCGAGTCCTTGTCGTGCACGTTCAGGCTCTTGCCGGTGTTGACTAGGTTCAAGTTCGCCGGCACAAGCGAAGTCAGCCACCGGGTCTTGCCGATGTACTGCGCGCCTTGGAGCACCAACACGCCCCTAGCCATCACCCCGTCGGGCGAGTAGGCCGCGGCAATCGCCGAGAGCGCCCACTTGCGCATGAGCAGCTCCTTGCGCCCGCGCTCGATGGCCTCGGTCACCTCCACCAGCGTGTCGTACCAGCTCTGCAGCCGGCTCACACCATCCCACGGCTTGCTCGACACCCACTCAACCACGGGGTTGTAGACGTTCATGTCGGCAATGGTAGTGACGATGCTCTTCAGGTACTGCGTCCTGATCTCGGCCTTGTGGCACATCGACCGGATTACCGTGAGCGAGGCCTCGGCCGCGTTGTCCATCGTCCACCCTGCCCCGGGCACCATGATCTCATCGTGCTTGTTGATGCAGTTGTAGCGCACGACGATGCCCGCGTTCTGGCAGACCGCGGCCACGTTCTCGATCGTCTGCTGGGGCGCGCCCTCGGCGTTCATGTCAGGCAGCGCCACCTGCGCACGCCGTGGGCGCATCATGCGCCGGATGTCGGCAACTGGCATGTTCGCCCCCAGCTCCGCAAAGCGACGCCTAAGCGCCTGCACGAGTGCGGCCTGCTCAACCTGTCCGACGTCCAAACCGATCTCTGCCGTGAGCGCCTCCAAATCTGTTAAAGCGGCCGCCGCGATGCGCTCCGACCAACTGGCGACGGCCGCTGTCTTTTCCGCGGCGATTTCTGGCAAACCCTCGCACATCTTGAGCATGGCGAGCTGCGAGGGGTGTGACTGTATCTGCACCAGATCGAGCGGATCAGCACCCTCATCGAGATGCCCGAACTTGTGCACGCGCACCAGATCAAAGACGTTAACCGCGCGCCCCAGACACGGGTCGGTCGCGTGCTTGTTGACCACGTGCATACGGTCGTCGCTGATAAAGGCACCACCCACTGAGCCGCCACCGGCCTTGTAGGTGAGCCGGCGCTCGTTGTCATCCATCTGGAAGCGGAACTTATCCGACAGCCAGCGCACGATCACCTCCTCCACGCTGAAGGCGCGACAGAACGCGCCCACCACGCCGGGCTTCTCGCGAGGATCACTCATGGCGTAGCCACCTTCGTACTCAGGCACCTTCACGTCCGACACGTCGATTGCGACCGAGTCAAACCAGCCAGACGACATGCCTGAGCGAGCACCGACCGGGTCAGCCACACCGGCCTCAAACACAGGCGCGGCCGTGTAGTGCGCCTGCACGGGGTTAAAGACCGAGTGATCAAGGCCCGCGATGCCGATACCCCACGCACGCAGCTGGGCGCTCGTGCGAGGCTCGGTGAGCCAAAACCACACATGCGCCTTGAGTACGCCGGGTGTGCGTCCTGCGGATGACGAGAGCTGCCACCAGTAGCGCACACCAGCGAAAACCCCACCGGGCAGCGTGGCCTCGATCCACGCGTCGATCGCCTCCTCAGGTGCGCCACCGTGCTCGAAGTTATCAACGTCAAACATGACCGCGTGCAGCGGCTGGTCAGTAAAGTTAACCAGAGCGCGGCGCACGTAGCCCGGGTACTCTGACTTCTCAGCGAGCTCGTCACCCACGTAAGCCCCGCGTATCAGGCACACGTCGGGTTTACCCTCAATCCTCTTGAGCATCGCGCCGAGCTCGTCTAAACTTGCGACCTGCTCGCGGCGCATCTTAAAGTGCTTGGCGTCCTCGTAGCCATCGATCGTACCGTCTTGTTTCCATAACTTGGTCATCCTGCGACCGTTCATCGTTTTAAGCAACGTTATCGTGTCTGTCATATCAAACCTTGTAGTTGAATTTCTTACCCGCGGCCAAACTCAGCGCTGCTGCGAAGCGCTCCGACGGTTTGCGCTTCCCGTGCGCGATCATCCCTAAGTAACTCATGCTACTGTGCACGCCAAGCGCAAGATCACGCTTTTGCTGCGCAGTCAGCGAGGCATAATACTTACTGAACTTGAACATACAAAACCTCCGAAAGAGCAAAAATATTAACACAGTTAAAATTCGTGATACTATTTAAATTCACTAACACGGAGAAACACAAATGTTTATGATCAATATCCAAGCCCAGACGATTGAGGAACTACGCCGCAAGGTGCTCGACTTAATGCAAAACATGGCACCCGTTCAGTCGGCGCAGACAGTGGTCAAGGCCACCGTTGCTGAGCCAGTCGAAGAGACAGATGAACCCAAGCCTGCTAAGTCACGCAAGAAGAAAGAGCCCGAGCACATCAGCATCGAGGACCTGCAGGCGCTGTGCGTCACAACAGCAGCTGAGGTGGGTAGCGTGGCCGTGAAGGCGATGATCTCATCCTACAGCACCGGCGGCATCAAGGCCATGACCGACGAGCAGCGCGATGAGCTGGCCGCCAAGCTGAGTAACCGCCATGAGTGAGCACGCCTACCTTGGATGCTCCAAGAGCCACCAGTGGCTGAACTGCCCACCGAGTGTGCGCTTGGAGTCGCACTTCCCCGACGAGCAGAGCCCGTATGCGGCCGAAGGTCGTCTGGCGCACGAGCTCGGTGAGCGCGCGCTCGTGACAGGCAAACCGGCCGATGAAATTATCGGTGACTACAGCCAAGAGATGCGCGACGCGGTGCAGATCTACTTGGACCACGTGCGCGCAATCAAGCACGAGCACATGCTAGTTGAAGTTAAGCTTGACGTGAGCCCTTGGGTGCCAGAAGGCTTTGGTACGAGCGACTGCGTGCTGATCGATCGCCAGACCCTGCACGTCTTTGACTACAAGCACGGCAAGGGTGTGGCCGTGGACGTTGAGAATAATTCACAGGCCATGCTCTACGGCTTGGGTGCGATTAACGAGTACGACTTGGTGTACGGGCCCTTCACTGACATCGTGCTCCACATCGTGCAGCCACGCATTCATAACATCAGCTCGTGGACCACTAACGTTGACGAACTCCTTGCATGGGGCGAGACGGTTAAGCCAATTGCTGAGATCGCGTTCAGGGGCGAGGGTGAGGCCGTTGCAGGTGACCACTGCCGGTTCTGCAAGGCGCGTCACTCGTGCCGGGCACGCGCTGACATGATGATTGCAACAGTGTCTGACCAACCCGCAGGCGAGCTCATGGCCGATGCAGAGCTTGCGGCCATCTACCCCAAACTTGCTGGCATCGTCGCGTGGGCCAATGATTTGCAGGACCAAGCGCTCAAGCGTGCAGAGACTGGCGTGAAGTTACCGGGTTTGAAGTTAGTTGAAGGTCGCAGCGTGCGCAGTTGGTCAGACGACGCAAAGGTTGCAGACAGGCTTTTAACAAACGACTTCAAGTCCGAACATATTTATGCTACAAAGCTGCTTGGAATAGGTGCCATCGAAACCCTCGTTGGCAAGAAGAAATTTACCGAGTTACTTGGTGATTTAATTACCAAGCCGCCCGGTAAACCCACGCTGACAACGATCGAGGACAAGCGATCGGAACTCAGCACAAACGATGCAGCGCTCGCCGAGTTGCTGCGTTCTTAAACACGTTAAAAAGGTATCTATATGGCAACCGCCGCTAAAATCCAAGTTACACGCTCTTCACGAGTTAACTCACCCAAAGCACGTGCGTCCTATCCGCACATCTTCAAGCCCACGGCCTTCCAAGGCGAGGGTGACCCGAAGTACTCGATCAGCCTGCTCGTGCCCAAGGCCGAGAAGAAGTTCATCGAAGACCTGCGCGCAGCCCAAGACGCCGCGATCAAGGAGCTCTACCCAACCAAGGTGCCCACAAACTTTGAGCGCTGGGGTATCACCGACGGCGACGAGGTCGACGATCCAGCGGCCAAGGGCAACTGGGTGATCAAGGCGAGCAACAAGCAGCGCCCACGCATTGTGGACGCCAACAGCGCCGAGATCTTGGACGAGCTCGAGGTCTACGGTGGCTGCTACGTGCGCGCCAGCCTGAACGCCAAGGCCTACGGCACCTCACAAAAGGGTGGCGTGACCTTAGAGCTCAACGTCGTGCAGAAGGTCGCCGACGGCACACCGTTCGGTGGCGCAGCCAAGGCCATGACCGACGCCGTGGGCGAGCTCGGTGCCTACGTCGGTGACGACGAGAGCTGGTAAGCTAGTTACAGGTCGCCGGGCACCTGAACCCAAAGCCCGGCACCAACACGCATGAGGATTGCCGTAACCACAGAGCAGCAAGTCGTAAGGCCCTATGCCCGAATAGCAGTCCTCAGTCGTGTTGGTATGTGAAAGCAGATGCTGTGGTGATGGGTAGCACCCAGCAACCATTCTAGATCGTCGTTGATAACAGCTTGCCATTGTGCAGCGAGTAGCATGCCAACAAAGTGCTAACGGCACCCATTTCTGATTCGGTAGGTGCGTACAAGTCGTGTCACTTATGCCTGATGAAGCGAAAGCAGAAACCGCAAGGTCGCATAGCCCACCGGACACGATAAAGTGGTGGGGAAGATCAGAATGACAGCTCGGAAAGACGGCACTTTATAAAGGATAAACACGGTGAAAACGGTCGCACTAGATATTGAAGTCTACAAGGATTACTTCCTTGTCATGCTCAAAGACGAGCAGAAGACGATGTACTACGAGATGTACGAAGGTCACGACCTGAACCGCGACGCACTGCGCAGCGTGCTGGGTCGGGTCTGCGTGGTGACGTTTAACGGCAACGGCTACGACATGCCGCTACTAAACGCAGCGCTCGAGGGCGCGAGCTGCTACGAGCTCAAAGAGTACTCAGACAACATCATCGTGCACGACATACGGCCGTGGGAGCTTGACCTGCGCGCGCCCAAGGGTGTGAACCACATCGACTTAATCGAGGTCGCACCGGGGCTCACGGGGCTCAAGACCTACGCCGGGCGCATGGGCGCACCCAAGATGCAGGACCTGCCCATCGAGCCCTCGGCCAGCATCACGCCCGAGGACCGTGTGGCGTTGCGCGAGTACTGCGAGAATGACCTAGATGTCACGCTCATGCTTTACGCGCGCCTGCAGCCCCAGATCGCGCTGCGTGAGAAGTTAGGCGACCAGTACGGCCAAGACCTGCGCAGCAAGTCCGACGCGCAGATTGCAGAGGCCGTGATCAAGGCCGAGGTGCACAACGTGACCGGTAAGCCCGTTGGCAAGCCCCGTGTGACGATCGGCAAGGTGTTTAAGTACAAGGCACCCCCATTCATCCAAGAGAGCGAAGCGCTTGATTTCGTGCGCGCGTGTGACTTCGTGATCGCCGACACAGGCTCACCCAAGTGCGAGGCGCTAGACAACTACCGCGCTGGCAACTACCGCGCTGGCAACTACCGCATGGGGATCGGCGGCCTGCACAGCACCGAGAGCGCGATCACGCACATCGTGGCCGAGGACGAGTTCTTAATCGAGCGCGACGTGGCGTCCTACTACCCCTCGATCATCCTGCAGTGCGGCCTGTACCCAGAGACGATGGGCGAGGCCTTCCTTGACGTGTACACGACCATCTACGAGCGAAGGCTGGCTGCCAAGGCCGCGGGCGATAAGGTGACCGCTGACACGCTCAAGATTGCGCTTAACGGCACCTTCGGTAAGCTTGGCAGCAGGTATAGCTGCCTGTACTCACCGGGCCTGCTCGTGCAGGTCACGCTTACCGGCCAGTTAGCACTACTTGACCTGATCGCGATGGTAGAGGGCGCGGGCGCGCAGGTGGTGAGCGCCAACACCGACGGCATCGTGATACGGGGCAAGAAGACGCGCTACGTGGCCGTGCAGGAGGCCGTGGTTAAGTGGGAGAAGTGCACGGGCTTTGTGACCGAGGAGGCCGCCTACCGCGCGCTGCACTCGCGTGACGTGAACAGCTACGTGGCCATTAAGGCTGACGGGCACGTGAAGCTCAAGGGCGCGTACGCCACCACCACGCTCTCAAAGAGCCCGGCTAACGAGATATGCTCGATCGCGGCCGTCAAGTACTTGGCAGAGGGCGTGCCCATCAGGCAGACCATCTACGGCTGCGAGGACATCACGCTCTTTGCCACGGTGCGTGCGGTGCGCACGGGTGCGATCTACAGGGGCAGGTACTTGGGCAAGGTGGTGCGCTGGTACCGGGGCACTGAGGGCGACTTCATCCGCTACAAGAAGAACGGCAACAAGGTACCCAAGTCAGACAACGCGGTGCCAATCATGGAGCTGCCAGAAGTATTACCCACTGATATCGACTACCAGTGGTACATGAGCGAGGCGGTAAAGATTCTGATAGACGTAGGTCTTCATAAACTTTATTGACTCAGTTAAAAAAAAGCTTTACATTGTCAATTCACACGGAGAAACACATGCTCACACGATATATTGCTTTTGTAGTTAAGGCCTCAGTAATTCTGTATTCCATCTTCATCCTGTACTTTGTTATTTCTTACGGGATGTGATCATGGAACTCAAACCAGAGCACCTACCCTACGCCCCAGCCTCGGCCACCAACGTGCAACGCACTTGGAAAAAATACGGCTGGACCCCGCCCTCAAAGGATGCGGTAACCATTGCCAAGTGGGACTACTACAAGAGTCTCTCGTTGTTATCAGAAACCGCCCTACACATTAAAAAGGATTAAACCGTGGAACAAATTACACAGATCGCATTGAACAAAGCCATTGTTTTATTAAAGGCCATCAAGGCCGAGTACGTCATCCAGATACCGGATGAGCCAATCATCAACGAGGGCTCGCTTGAGGTGGTCGCACCGCGCGAGCGTAAGAGGCGTCAGATGACGGTACCCTACGGCACGTACAGCACCTTTTTAACCGGCAAAGACTTTGACAAAATGCAACCCAGTGACGTGTTTTTACTTGAACCCGGCGAGTTTGACGCCGAGTCGTTGCGATCGGCGGCCGTGTCGCGTGGGTGCAAGTTGTGGGGCAACGGCTCGGTCATAAGCACCATTAAAAACAACGTCATCGAGTTCATGAGGCTGCAATGAAAGAACAACGCGAAATGCAGACGCACGTCGACGAGCTCAACGCTCATATTAAGGCGCAGTCAGATAGGATTGATTTCTTAAGCGCGACGCTTGATCGAACGACTAGGATACACCGCGGTCTGGCGGCTGATGCGGCACGCTACCGCTGGCTGAACAAGTACACCAGCCAGTTGTTCATGGTGACCGAGCAGCAGATGAACGACGAGGTTGATCGTGCGATGAGTGGGGGTGTGAAATGATAGACTTTTATCCCCACCCAACAGATCCAAACTTGGTAGTTTTAAAAACAAAGCCACGATACATAGGCAAGCACTCAGACGAAGATTTAAAAGCTGCTGTACTTGCAGAGCGCGAGGCTTGCGCAAAGCTGTGTGAGTCACTGGGTGTATACCCTGAGTTAAATGTTTGGAATGGTGGGCCCGATTGGTACAAACGTCAAAAAGAATGTGCCACCGCAATTCGTGCGAGGGGTGCGTGATGAACAAAAAACCCGTAGCACACATCGTATTTATTAACGACGCACCGCGGTCCGTGATGCTGGTGGAACATGCAATTGAGCTTTGTGGTGAGGTATTTGACTCAACACCTGTATTTGAAAGCGTGCAAAAAGATTGGTACTTCATTAATGAGGTGCAATTTAAAACGCTTGCTAAAAAGTTTGGTTACGAGAAAAGGAAAGTGAAATGAAAGAAACCAAATACACATATGAAGTAATAGGTTGTGCAACGATTTACATTGAAGAAGGCATGTACTTAATCGCCGAGCTTGAACAGAAGCTGGCTGACTTTAAAAAAGTATCAGCAGCTATGACCAAGCAGCTTGAGCGGTCAATGCAAAAAACCAGACAGGTGTTGAAATGATGTTTAACTTTTTTAAGAAAACCAAAGAAGATTTGCAAGCTGTTTATGAGCCGCAAAACATTCAGCCAGTAAGTGAAGCGTGGAAAACATCTGACGGTAAACTTTTTACCGACCTAGAGGCGGCATTGCGTCATCAAGACAGGCTAAATAGACGCTCTATTCACGAGGAATTTAGAACCATATACGGGTTTAATTCTGTTGATGTTGATGAAATTCTTGTGTGTTGGGAAGCGTATGTGGCTGACAAACTTAAATCAGCGGAGGTGTTGAAATGACCACACCAATCACATCAAAGCAGCTCGCAGCGCACATTCTGAAGATACTTGAAGACGTTGTGGCTGACTACCCTGAAGACGAGCGTGAAGAGGCTAAGGCAGCGATCCTGAACGCATATTCAGGTCAGATGTTTGGTATGCCAATGAGAATGGGAATGGGAGAGGACGCATGAGCGCACTCAGACGCATTTTAAAAGTAAAAGGTGGCTACGAAGTCACCGTTTCTTGCACCAAAAAGCCGACTCTGACGGCGTTTTATCGAACTTACGAACAGTGCGGAAAATTTGCAGACGATTATTTTCTTGATTACTTAGGCGTACAACTGAAGAGCGTTCATCACCCCGAAGGCAATGGCGTAGAGCCTGATGGTTTAAACCCTGACTCACTTGAAACGATGGAGATTGAGATACCTATGAACGAACGACTGAAAGAGTTGTCACGACAAGCGGGGTTTAAAAACTGGGGGTATGACGAAGAACTTGAACGCTTTGCCGAGCTTGTGCGCCAAGACGAGCGTGAGCAAATCAAACAAGAAAATCAACGTTGTTATGTTGAAAGGGGCAATCATGAACAAAATTGATTTAATTATTGATGCGCTACAGGATACTGATTCAAAATGGTCGTATCGAAAGCGTGGTGAAGCCCTAGCCGCAGCCCGTGAGTTGCAACAAGAGTTAGCCAAGCCTGAGCAAGTGTTTGGGGGCATGACTGACCGCGAAGCAATGACAATGGCGTTGAGAATATTGGCAAACAAGCGACTACGCACAGACGAACACCTCATTCCGATTGTTGTTGATGCTTTACGCCAAGCACTCGCACAGCCTGAGCAAGAGCCTGTGGCATATGTTGAAAAAGGCGATTTGTATTGGTGTGATGATACAAGCGTTTATGACGCAGAAAAGTTAGACGGTCATGGGCTTTACACAGCACCATCACCCAAGCCGTGGGTCGGGCTGACGGATGAAGAGATCAAAGAGGTGCTTGGATTAAACGAAACCTCTTGGTCGTTATCAGGGGTTGCGTTGCAACATGTAATGGATGACGCTCGTGCCTTAGAAACAAAGCTGAAGGAGAAAAACGGTGGCTAAGCCTAAAGCAGAGTACACAGTCACTCTTAACGAGCAGCCAATGACGCAAGAAGAGATAAGCGCCAAGTACGTTGAGAACTCCAAAAAATACCTGCAACAACAAATTGACTTTTATAAAAAATTGAACCAGTTAAAAAGGAACGAAATGACGCCATCAGAGAAACTACATCTTGATGCCGCAGCCTACGCAACAAACCGCGGGAATCTTTATCTTGAAGTTGCGAAAGAAGGCATAGCTATAAAGAGAACACCCGTGCAAATGCAAGGTATTTGGTTGGCTCATTACGAGGGTTACAGAGAAGGCTACTGGGTGGCAACAAGCAATGAATTCACAACAGACCCCGCTAAACTAAAGGAAACAAAATGACACCAGATAACAAGGACAAAGAGTTTTACGAGCTTGGTAAGAAAATGTTTGACCATATACAAGTGATCAAAGCAAGGACAAAAACTATGACTGAAGAAGACGAAGCCTTTGACGCAATTGAACGCGCTCAACAGCAGCGGGTCGAGGACAGCATACGCCGCGCAGCACAAGAGAGTGCGTTGCATTTCATATCGGAGAGTGACGCAATCGAACTGGGCATGATGACGCTACGCAAGGCGTACGAGATTGGCTATCGTGCAGGAATGTATACAGAGCAGAGGAAGAAAGATGAACATCCCCGCTGACCTGCCAATATGGATGATGTGGTTTTACGGCGCATGGTGCGCACTGATATTATTTTTTAAATGGTGGTTTAAATGAAAGAACTAACCGATTTTCAAAAGAAGTTCTTTGCCCGCGGCACAGGTGCCACGCTGTTCACGCAGGAAGAGTTTGATAACGCCCTTGCAATTGCCCGGGCCGAGATCATGCAGATCGCGATCAACACCACCAAGACCGCGATTTCAATCGAGCGCGACGAATGCGCCAAGATTGTTGACGCGATGCGCAAGGGCCTTGATGGTGTGGACGTGCCGATGGTGCTGGACGTGGCGCTCGAGCAGCTCGCAACGCAGATCCGCGATAGGCTAACGAAGCAGCGGCATGGTTAAGGGGTCCGACATGGAACTGAACGAGCAAGAGTTAAAAGGTATTGCGCAAATAGGCGCAGCAATACGCGCCAACGCGCAACAAGTAGGTGGCGCACACTACGCAGTCAAGGCCATACAGCCGTGGGACTTCATCATCGCCAACAACTTGGGCTATCTAGAGGGCAACGTAGTGAAGTACGTTAGTAGGTGGAAGGACAAGGGCGGCGTTGAGGACCTGAAGAAGGCGCAGCACTACC